AACGATGTGGAGTAAACTAGGTCAACCTGTAGTATTAGCTTAGATATGTCCCCGGCTATGCTGTCTATCTGGAAGCCCACAAAGTCGGGGTTGTCTATTACAAATGCCCTATTGGTTAGCGAGCCTGCCCTATCTAGTACTCCACCATACGGTAGGTATATGTGGGAACTAAGCTGCGAGCAATCTATAACCTCAAACGGGGCACCGCTATTGGTGAACAGGCGTAGCATTAGCTCGTCTACTGTACGCTGTACAGATACACGTACGCCTTGTAGCTGCACCCGACGATTGAGTAGCATAACCTCTAGTACGTCCCCAGCCTGTAGCGGGTAGCGTTGCAAGAACGCCTGTAGCCACTGGGATGAGAAGTCAAACGTGAAGTTAGGTACCTGGTCGTCTTCGCGTGGCGGGCTTACTATGTACGTTTCTAGCGAATACGGAAACCGCTCGGCAAAAGACCGAGCGGGGTCCAGCCTATCGAATAGGCTATAGCTAGTCATTACTTCTTCTTACCACTGGGCGGCGGGGGCGGGGCAGCCGCCTTTACTTCTGCGGAAGTGGCTTCGTCCACGGTGGGCTTCTGCTCGCCTTCTTCTGGGTCTACTACAGGAACTTCCGGCTCTACCGGGACTTCCGGCTCTGGTTCCGGTTCTGCGGCTTCCAGTATGACCCGCTCTATGAACGACATTTCGGATAGGTTACGCTCGAACTCGTATACGTTGCCGTTACGGGTATCGCGTAGGTAAACCTTGCCCGGAATAGGTTTGATTGACATGCTGCTCTCCTAGTTATGCGTATACGATACGCTAAAAAATAAGGCGGCGCAAGCTGCGCCGCCTTATCAGGTACACCTGACGGTGGCCCTTATCCTATTACCACTGACCGCCTTCGTAGTCGGTAACGAGGCACGATACACTGAGCCGCAAGTCACCAAACCCGGTCCACGCGGTGAGGGTTAGGTCAACCGGCACCGGACCCGCTATGAAGAACGGGACTATGGTAGACGCATCGCCGGTAGCGGTGATGCTCGGGGTAACACCGGGCGCACCTAGCGCCTTAGATATTACGTTACCGTTGACAGCCGGGAAGGCCGCACCACCACGTAGACGCGGGGTGAGGGTCATGGCGACACCCGCCACTCGCTCCACCTTGATGAGAGTGCCTAGCAGCACTACATCGGCGGGTAGTATGAGAGCGCTAAGTACATCGCCCTGTACTACGGTGGCTTCACGTGCCCACTCGGCTAGCGAGCGGTCTTCTAGGAAGTCAAACACGCGGTTGATGTTGAAGCACTTGGGACCCTTATGTGCAGCGGGGCGCATGGCTTGGAAAGCAGCCAGCCCTGCGTTAAAGGGGGCGGACGGTAGCATGGCCCGAGATACGTTCGGGGTCTGCGGGCCGCCTAGATATAGTTCATGGGTTGCCATTTCTGTGTCTCCTAGGGACGGCTGCTATTACGGGGTGGGGTCGAAGGTGGCGTACAGGTGTACTAGACCATCTTCATACAGGGTACGGAAGCCGAATACGCTTAGGCCCTGATAATAGTTAGCCCAGTCGTCCTTGTCCGTGATTACGCGGCTATCCTCGATGGTGGCCGCGAACGCGGTAGCCATCTTAACACCTGCTACCAGATGGTAGGACAGCTTGTTTACGGTACCGTCCATCACACGCGGGATAAACGTGGATTCAAGTACGGTAAAGCCCATCACGGTATCCGGCAGACGGCCATTGACGATGGGCGACCAGCTTAGCCCAGTCAGGTACGCGGCACGTAGGTCGGAGTTACGTAGGATGGTGATGCCAGCAGGCGGTAGGGTGATGAAGCGGCCAGCCTTGGGAGCGCAAGCCTCGTCTAGCACCTGATGGACCTGCGACAACACGTTAACGATGTTGTCCTTGGTCAGTACTACCGGCGCACCAGCGGTACCCATGTTCACGTTACGGCTGATTGCACCAGCGTTCGGGCCGCGGTTGGTGAGGGCCACCGAAGTATACATTTCGGTAAGCAGCAGCGGGTCTATGACGCGGGCAAGCTCTAGGCCAGCAGCGCGCAGGAATCCTGCCTTCCAGTTGTCGAAGTTCTGGATTTGCTGCTCGTCTATGTGGTTCATCTTGATGGAGAAGTTGTAGCTCTGGTCTACAACCATCTTGATGGGTTCCGCATCCACGGTATCGTGCTGGATGGGCTGGTTCTTGATGTACTTGTGTACCTGCACCTTCGGCTCGCGCCAGAAGACTATTTCATCACCGCCCTTGTTTAGCTCGCCCGTATACTCGGTCGAGGAAACGTCGCTGTAGATGGTAGAGCAGTACCACCGCTCAAGCAACTGCATACGGAAAATCGGGGTGATTAGATTACCCGAGTACTGCGGGTAGCCACTTGCGGCGGGGATGCCCATTTGTGTATCTCCTAGCTAGTTATGATTATGCGTTGTAGTCAATGTTGCCCGCTTTGTCAGCGGCGTCAAACTTCTTGTTTACTTCTTCCAACTGTTCCCAAGTTATGACGCCCTTACGGTAGTCTACACTTGCCTTCAAGCGGTCGGACTGTTTCAGCTTGGCTCCCGGTATCGGCTGGGAGGGCACCTGTACCGCACCGCTTGAAGGGTTGGCCCCATCATAACCAGCCGGGGGCGTTACCTCTTCCATATACTTGCCTTCAAACAGCTTGTATACGTTTACCACTTGGTCGAGGCGCTGGTTCTGTACGTTGTGCTGTAGCACCGACTCGTACGTTGCGCCGGTCATAGGCTCTATAGAATCTAGGAAGTCTGCCCAGTTCTTGTGGCCTATGATTTTCTGTATGTTCGGTACACGGTTCTGCACTTTCTCGAAGAACGTGCTGGTCGTGTGCGTCTGTACAGTCTTAACGGCTCCGTTTGCTGCGGCTTCAATGTTGTTAAGCCGGGCTTCTAGTGCTGCTAGTCGGGAGTCTACTACTTGGGTAGCTTCCTTCTTTGCAACCTTGGCTATGAAGCCCTGGCTATCGCCATACTGCTCTAGCTCTTCCGGGGTAAAGGTAACTGCCTCAGGAGCGGGGGCCGGTGTGGCGGGTACAGGGTTAGCCTTAGCGGCAGTTTCCAGTTCTGTCAAGCGCTTCTGTAGCTCTTCCATCCGGGCGGCGGCGGCGTCGGCCCGCCCCTGTGCCGTCGTAGCCCGCTCTGCGGAGGCCCGGAGGTCGTTTAGCTCGTCGCGGGTGAGGGTGACGCGCTCAGGCTCGGGCGTGGCCGCTACGGGCGCTACAGGGGCAGCGGGGGCCGGGGCCGGGTCGGGGGTCACGGGCACACTGGCCGGGTTCATTGCTTCTAGCTGTACCATCTTCTTCTGCATCACGGACGGTAGAGCGGATACGGTAGCATCTGCCATTTGTATATCTCCTAGCTCTCTATGTATTTAAGTAAGTCGTTAAGCTCAAGAATCCTGCCTTGCTGAGTCTTGAACGTCTGCTCGTTGCAGCTAACTAGCTGGTCTTTCTTTTCGGATATACGCAGTTTAAGAAACTCCGCTAGGATATGCCCAGCGGAGGTTCCCTTTAACGTATCCATCCGTTGCTTAATGTCGTTAGACATTAGGTTCCGCGCTTGCCGCCACAGCCGCAATGCTTGTTGGGCTTGGAAGCGGGCAGCTTCACCTTACCCTTGGGCATGTTGCTGGTGTTCATCGGCATGGACCCCTTCCAGCGGCCCTGCTTAGCATGTGCTTCGCTACTCTTCATAGCCGTATCTCCGTTACGTGTATTAGGATTGGCCGGGGAAACCCCGACGCCAGAATACCCTAAACCTAGGGGCGGCAAAATGTCAATCATCGGGCGTTCTCCATATTACCACCGCGCCCTATTGGGCCTAACGTCTATGTGGGTAAACGTATTGTACTTACCTAGCCCGCCGCCCCACGTGGCGTCTAAGTCTCTATGCACCTGTAGCGGGGATACGCCGCGCACTACAAAGTCAGCCGCCGTACCGTGTATATGCTGCGAGTTAGCGGAGCCGCCTACAGCGCGGTTGTGCCTCACGCACCTATATCCCGAGTTTATGGTTACTGGCGCGTTATACCTGTCGCGTATACCCTGTAGCGCGGCTACTAGCTCGGGGCTTACGCCACCGGGCGGCAAGGTTCCGCAGCACCGGCAACGAAACTCCGCTTCCGTAAAGTTGGCAGATAGTCTGCCGTTCTCAAGCGGGGCGGGGGGAGCTACTTCTGGCTCGTCCGCTTCCCCATTAAGGCGGTAGTCAAAGGTAGGGTCAAAGCCCTGTCCCTTAGCCCACGCCATTAGGTTAAGTAGGTCATTCATCTTTCTTTCCCCCGCCGTAGGATATGTACCCGGCTAGTACGCCTATGATAACTAGCAATAGTTCCTTCCACATACGTACTAGCTCTATAGAGCCGTTACCTATATCCGTCACCCAGACGTACCGCACAAGAACTACTACCACACCCGTAGCGAGTATGACGGCAACTATAGCGCGGTAGTCTGGGTGCTTCACTTACATACCTCGGGCGCGCTTTACGCGAGTAGGCTTGTCGTTGTTGCGGCGTACAGCCTGTACGGAGTGCTGCCCCGGCTTACGCTGGGCGTTGGCTATACGGCGGGCGCTCTCGTCCGACTTACCTTCGGCGCGTAGGGCACGGGCTTTCATGTTGGCAGATGCAGGCTTTTTCATGGCGGGTTCTCTTTAGGTGGAGTAGTAGTTGCGGGCTGCGCGGGAGTAGAGGGCACCCCTTCCTCTGTGGTTATAGTTATGGTGCAGTCGCTAAGGCATATAGGCTGATGCGCCTTGGCTCTTAGCTGCTCCCCATCTTGGGTAGTTACGAAACTGCACCCCGACAAAATGGCTGCGCTTATAGCGGTGTAAAGCGGGTGTATCCTCATAGTGCGGCCTCTAGTGCGGCAAGACGGGCTTCAAAACCTGCGGCTATAAACATCATTAGTTCGTCGTACCTAACGCCGTAGCGGTCGCCGGCTAGTGTTTTGTGCTTCTTAGGTTCTACGCCCTCTTCACTAACCGCTTCCGTAATCTCGCTTTCTTCCCACTTATCGTAGCACACCACACCATAGGCCATTGCGTCGAGGCCATGGGATTCCATTACGCGTATAACCTCTTGGGCCGTTACGCCTATATGTTTACGTGCGCCTTCGCCCTTCTTAGCAACCGCGTCTAGCCACTTGTACGTGCCGATGCTCTTGGCAAGGTCCTTCGCAGCGGCAATTTCGCTTGCCTTGAGCGCGGTAAGCGTAGTCTTCTCACGTGCATCAGAAGTGTTGATTGCGCCTGTGACCGCGTATACCACTGTGTACCGGAACGCGGGCGCTCCTAGAGAGTGGTTGTTATCGCCAGAGGGGCGCGTAGTACCGCTAACAACAAGGTCGGCGGATACGCTGAGGAAAGTCTCGCCCGGTGGCCGGAATAGGAATACGTTATTATCGCCACCGAAGAATAGTGCGCCTGCATTGCCGCCCGACAAGCGGGTAAGGCGAACGTCCCCGGTTCCGTTATCTACTGCGGC